GAGCGGTTCGGGCTGTTCGGGCAGGATCTCGTCGGGCTGTTGCACGTGCATCAGTTGCAACATCCGGCGGTAAATGCCATGGACGTTCCACTGCACCCGGGCATCCTGCGACATCTGCAGGATCGCCTGAATCTGCGCGAACCGTTGCGCCTCCGAGAAGATGTTCGGGTCGGATGCCGGGATGATATCCAGCGAACCGGTGAAGTCCTCCGGAGTAACAAGCACCTTGCCGAGATCTTCCTGCTGCATCTCAACGTCGAGGAATTTGGCGTTGATCCGGTGCAGAATCTCCAGCACTCGGGTCTGGCTGCGGTGCAGGCGCCCATGGATTGCCGAGAAAACTTTCGACCCCTGCTCGATCAGCGCCATCGCGGTGCCCACTGGCATCTGGTTGCCAGCCTCCGCGATCTTTTCCTCAGCGGTCGACACCACACCCTTTGCCGACTCGTTCAGGAACCCCAGCAGCTGGAACAATACCGGTGACGGCGGATTAAACGGCATCGGCATCGCAATCTTACGGATATCGTCGATGTTCGCTGGCGCCTCGATGTCGGTCACTTGGGTGATCGCAACCTGGGTGTTCTGCCCCACCACCCGGCCAGATTTTAGCTTGAGCATCGAGGCCGCGTTGTTGATGTGCGCCGAATCGAGCAGCGCGCGAAGCGCCCCGGTAAGTGCAGCCGAAAGCCCGCCGATTAGGTGGGGCAGCCCGATGCCGTAGGCGCCCCGCCACGGGATGAACTTGAATTCTACGATCCAGTCGAGCTTCTTGAAACTCGGATCCTGATCATCCCAATTCCGGAACACCCCCAGCACCCGCTCGGTGTGCTCGTCGATGTGGATCACGTACGGTGCCGCGGCGCCCCCGGCCAGATCGTCCGAGAGGGTGCGCCACGCGTACACCTCCAGCACCGCGCGCAGCCCGTCCTCGTTGTACGCGGTTTCCTCGGCACCCTCCACCCGATCGGTGGCGATGGCCGCGGAAGTTTGTTCCGGGGAGTTCGTCGGGGCGGCACCGCCGACATCGATGTAAAGCCCCGATTCGATCCGCTCTTCGAATTGCTGGCGGGTGACCAGCTGGCGATGGGTGACGCGGGGCGCCGTGTAGAAATTAGTTGCCGCGTACGGCACCAGAATCTCGTCGATCGGCACGAACTCCGCAACCGGGCGGCGCAGCGTCGAATCGTACCGCACCTTCATGTACTGCGAGCCGCCGAGCGGGAGCTGCGACAGCAGCTGTTCCATCTCGTCGTAGTACTCGGCCATCTGGTGCGTGAGCTGCCAGTTCATGAACTCGCGCTTGCGCTCGCCGCGCTCGATTACCACCCGGTCGAGTTCGCCCACGAAGTCAGTGCGGACCGGACCCGACGCCGGGAACAGCTCCTTGATCGCTGCCGATGCAAAATCGACCGACGCCTCAGCCATCACCGGATGGACGACGCGGGAGGCGCCATCGAACTCCGCGCCCCCGGGGGCGTCGTTGCCCAGCCCGGTGCGGCGGATGCCTTCTTCGTACTGCTCGTCGCGCTTTTTGCGCGCTTCGCGGTCGCGCTCGATGAGTTCGATCAGGTCATCGGCCACCGCCCGCAGCTCGTCTTCAGGCAGCGCTTCGGCCAAGTTCTGGTAAAAATCCTCGGTGTTCAACTCGGTAGTTTCGAGTTCCGGGATCTCCACCGAACCATCGGCGTTCTCGATGTAGTCTTCGGGCAAATCGCCTTCGCCCAGCGGGTTCATGCCGAGAGCCATATCACTTCTTTCCTTTCTTCGGGGTCTTCGCACCACTCCGGCGCGCGGTCTCGAGGGCGATAGCCACCGCTTGTTTCTGAGGCCGGCCCGCTTCCATTTCGGTCTTAATGTTTTCCGAAATCGTCTTGCGGCTCTTTCCTTTCTTCAGCGGCATGGTGTCAGCCCTCCATCAAGTACCCGATTGTACCACCAAGATCCATTCGCCGCCAGTTGCCGGCCGGTGCACGCACCACACCGCCATCAGCAAACCATTTGGGGACACTACTATAAGCTGCGTCGTCCGGCCATACTCGAATGTTTATATCCTTCATTTCGCCGCCAGTAACATAGTCCGGGATTTCGACACCGGCTTCTCGAATGCGCCGTCGTTCGTTCTCATTCCAGAGATCCGTCGATCGGCGGAGGCCGGTGTTTTCAACATCGCGTACTTCATTCCACCGCGCACCTAGCGGGTTGTTGCGAACAAAATCCTGCACAAAGGGTAGGTACTCGTCCTTCGGCCGTTTGTTAGCTTTGCCCTTGATCTGTTCAATTTTGAACGCGGGGCCGAAGAATGACGCCACCGATTGATCATCGGGGTATTTGGATAGCATGTAATCTTTGAAGGTAGCGATGTCCCCCGGTGAGGGATTTCCGTTCACGCGCCTGACCAAATCCCTGTAAAACTCGGGCCATTCGTTCTTGATGATAGGATTTTCGTCCACAGCCCCCGGCCTTCCTACCCACTCCCCGGCGGGTTTAACCTCGACCGTCACGTGAGGCTCACCCTTGGCGTCACGAAGCGAGAAGATCCGGGATTTTCCTTCCAGTACATCGGGGCAGTAGCCGCCGACGCAGTGGCCCATAACATCGCCCTCATACTTCAGTTGCTTAGCCAATTCGTTTGCTGCCGGATCTTCATATTCACCCGCACCCACATAGGCTGTGTTTGTTCCTTCAGGTGCCCGCAACTCCACCCACCGCAACCCTTTGGGGTTAGGTAGCTCCGGAGTGTCGGGATACTCTCGGATGGCCAATGCTTTGTTGGCGAGCTCCTGATTTGCAGCGATTTTCTGCTCTGCTCGCCATTTGTTGATAGCATCGACGTGGCGGACGGCCTTCTCCATGCCCATCTGTTCCATCTTTTCGGGCGTGAGCCAGAATTTCCGGGGCAGTCCGCCCGCCTCACCCATGAGCGAGTTATCCAGCTCGTCGGTGATGTGACTGAGCCCCAATGCGTTTTCGGGGAACGGACGGCTCCAAGTTGACGGGCCGAAATGATACACCGTCGCGGTTGGGTCTTTTTGCATCCATGCTGGAGAAACCGGAGTTGTGTACTCCGATGCCGGGCCGCCGACGATCATCTCATCAACAAGGTTCTCCCAGTACCGGCCCTCGCCGGAGGACAATGGTTCGCGGGGCTGATCGAGCATCTGTCGTTTAAGGGCCAGATCCGCATCCGCCATACCCCGGTAATCCATCAACGACTCGGGTGGCACATGGTAAACACCCTCATCGAACAGTCGCCGCACCGGATCTTGCTCGGTGCCGATGTCGCGCTTGAGGTACTTGGTTAGCGGGCCTTCAATCCAACGGTTAATAACCGCGTTGGTCCGATACATGGGGGAATTTGCAAGGGGGTTCGCTACTTCGTTTCCATACATATCATACGCCGGGCTCGGGGTATGCCTTTTCAAGTCTTGCAACACCGGCAGCAGACCCGATTCCAACCAGTTGCCACCCCGGGGTTTGATCACTCCGGCGAGCGCCGCTCCGAGCGCCCCTTTAGCCATCGCAGCGCCGGGAATGAGCATTTCGGCCATTCCGGCGAGCTCGCCCGATTCGTACGCCTCCTGAGATCCGGGGTACATGGCCGATGATTGGCTGGGTGCCCCAGCGTAGCCGCGCAAAGCTTCCAGCGCGGACATACCCCGCATGCGCTCGGCTTCAGGGTTGATGAACCGGGTACCACGGGTGGGAATACGGGGGGTAGCCATTTTATCAATATCCTCCGCCGGAGCCGGCCGGCAACGTTTCGAGTTGACCGCGTTCGATCATTTCCCGGATTTTATCACGGGCGGCGGCGTCTTCCATCCCTGCCAGCCGAATCCCGGCTTCATTGTTGTACTCATCCATCCGCGTCGAGCGACGGTCGGCACCCAACGAGAGCATCTCGTACAACCCGCCCATCAGCCGAGTAGTGCCGGGGCCGTACCGGCGGGCAAGACGGGAAGCGGCGTAAGCGTGGCGGGCGGCGTCACCGGGACCATCTTCGCTGGCGCGGGGAAACTGGCGGCCGAACTCGACCGACTCCTCATAAATTCGGGAGGCGTCGGGCATCAGGTAGGAAGCGGCGCGAGCCAAACCCCCGGCAGCAAACCCCAGTCCCGCACGGCCGGATTTATCGGGGTCGAAATCCGCGAACCAGGACCGCACGGCTGAGGGGTCAGTGACGATGTAAGCGCGGGGATCGGCGGTGCCCTCACCGGGCTTCAAAACATCTTCCAAAATTTCCGCCGATCGCGTGCCATGGTATGCGGGGCGGGTGAAACCCTGTGCGATCCGTCGGGCAATACGGGAAAGTGCGCCGGCCATTTTTCGGTTACTCCCAAATTTCTTCATCAAGTTCGTATTGATCGCCCACCTCGTCGAGTAGTCGCTGCCAGTCCTCTTCCGGCATGCTGACCGGGCGGCCACCCTGGATGGCGTCGAGGAAATCCCCGAATTGTTCCTCCGGGATGTCGCGGGCAATGCGTACCAGTTCGTCGGCCTGATCGGGCGAGAAACCGATCTCCAGCAGGTCGTCGACGGTACCGTGGCGGGCGATGGACAACGGTTCAGCCATATCCCCGGCAACATCGATCACATCGCGGGTGAGGAAGTCTGCGTGGTCGGCCATCATGCGCGAAAGCGACGACCAAAGCGGGACGGCCGCACGGCGGGCTGCCATCGGTGCCACTTCCTCAGCGGTCGCTGCGGCTGCGCGGGCAAGAGGGGCCGCTCCTTCCTCTAGCACTTGCCGCACGGGGGTAGGTACCGCCGAGGCCGCCGCAGCGGCTCCGAGACCCCCGACGGTGCGCAGGAAGCCCCGTCGCGATTCGGAGGGCGTGGCGGTGGGAATCTGCCGCGCAGCCATCCGCCCGAGAGCTCCCGCGCCTTTTAGCCCGAGCGCTCCGATACCGGCGATGTCGGCGCCCAAAAACGCGGTGTCGGCCAGCCCTTCGGCGCGGCCGGTCTTGAGCTGTGGAATCAACGAGCCGGTGCCGCCGCCGACCACCCGCATCGGGGCGTTGCCGTACGACCACTCCTGCATTTCCTCTGGAGCCCGGCCGAGCAGCAGATCGCCCACCCCCATGTCGATGACCGGGATTTGCGCTCGGTTGCCGAACTCTTTTGCCGCCTGCAGTCGTTGAGCAATCGCGGCCAGTGCAGCATTCTGCGGCGATGCGGTGATTCGGTCAGCCATTGGCGGGTCCTTTATGCTCCGTACGGGTTTACTATTCTGCGGCGATCGTCCGCGTACTCGGGTTCATGCTCTTCATACACCTGCAAATCCAGCCACCCGTTGTCCCGCAGCCAGATCGTGGCCTGGGTCCAGGTGTCGACGTAATCGTCATTGGCCGCGTTCGGGAACTTCTCGCATTGCGCGAGGAACTCACGAGCCCATGTTGCGGGTTTCCCGGCTTCAGCACCGGATTCTGGGATGTAAAAGCATTCGGTTTCGAGCAGCGGGGTCGCGCGATGTGCCCGCGCTATTTTGTCCGCCCTGCCCGGATTGTACGCCATCGCAGGGACGTTGGCAAGGCGCAGATCCTGCAGCAGCGAAATCCCGGAAGATTTCTCCTCAACCAAGATGTTGTCCGCCCGCCGCCCCCGTCGACCGGATTTTGGGTCCGCGGCGTAAAGCTCCGACCAATCGTTGATAACCCGCTCGCGAAGCGTTGGGTATGAGATCCGCTCGGCCCAAGCATCCAACAGCATCGCACCCCGGCGGCCGGAGCCGTCATCATAGGTGAAAACACCCCACACCGTGCAAGTCGAGGGGTCGCCGGTCGTCTTTTCCGAGTACGCGGTGTCGTACGACTGGAGCACGTAGTCAAATGCGGGCAGTGGCTTTTTCGCTGGCCATAGCTGGAAATGCGCGGTCTTGATGATGCCGCCGCCGGCCGGGGATGGGCGCTGCTGCAACTGGCCCGCGGCGCCGTATTCACCCAACGTGACCCGCAGCTTATGGACCGATTTCTCGTTAAACATCTCGGGCCAGAGCAGATCGCCCACCTCACGCCGGGGATCGGACCAGCCGATCGAGGTCACCCGGCGGTCGCCCTCGAACTCCATCGGCAGGCACAGAAGCTCGTAGTTGCCGAGATCCTGCATCTTTTCCAAGATGTGGCCGGTGAGGTCGTTCTCGTGCAGCCGCTGCATGACTACGATCGTTTTCGCACCCCGGGACTCACCGCGGGTAGAAAGGGTGCGGTCGAACCAGTCCAGCGCCATTTGCCGCTCAGCATCCGATTCCGCCTGCTTGGCGTTGTGCGGATCGTCCACGATTTTGCGGTCCGGGTGCTCACCCGTCGCCCGGCCGCCGGTAGAGGTGGCCATCCGCCATCCGCCATTGACCAGCGCGTACTTGGTCTTCTGATCCTCACCCGGCTTGATGCGGATGTCGGGCCAATTGGACTGGAACCACTCCGAGAGCAGGATGTCGCGGGTTTTTAGCGTGTCCCGGATCGAGAGATCCGAGCCGTAGGAGGCGCACATGTACCGCAACGAGGGATTCCCCAGCCACTCCCACACCGGCCAGGCGACCGACGTGAGAAGCGATTTCATACAGCCCGGCGGTATGTTCAGGATCAGGTTGTCAATCTCGCCGTGCGTCAGTGCCTCCAGATGATCGGCCATCGCATGGAGATGCCAGTTGTCGCGGAACTCGACACCGGGCTCGATCACCGGCCACGCCTGCCGGATGAACTCGACGAGCGAACCCTCAGCCGCACGCCGTAGCCGCTCCCGGCGGATCATGTCCATCAGGATCACGGGACCGGGGGCTCCCATTACTGTTCCTCGGCCTTTTTGGCCACCATCTTTTCAAGGAACTCCAGCTCCTGGTCCGATAGTCCGCGCAGCAGGTTCGAATCGATCACCACCGCGCCGTTTTCGCCAGAGCCGGTAATTTTCTTCTCGATTTTTTGCTTCGGCGTGTACTTCGGGTCATTCGACTCGGCGTAGAACCGCAGCAGCGCGTGGTCTCGCACCCGCTTCACCCCTACCGGGGTGCCTTGGTGCCAGACGTCCTCATCCCACCCCTCGACGGCGCGTTCATAGATCTCGTGGTCGACCCGGGCGTTCAGCACCTGCTCGATGACTTCAATCGCCTGATCTACGACCGGCATGCGGCGGCGCCACCCCAGCACCGTGGGGTAAGGGAAATTCAAGTGGCGGCACGCCTTATAAAGCGTCGTCTCCTGATCGATAGCGGTGGCGCACACCATCAAGATCGCCCGGGCACATTGCTCGATCCGCGACGCATGGACGTAGCCCGACTGGGTACCCACCGCTTCGCGCAGCCCGTCCAGCTGCATCCCGGTGATTTCTTCCCAGTACTCCACCGTCTCCGGGTTGGCCGGAATCGACTCCATGCGGACGAGCCACGGCTCGCGCTCGGCGTCGGGCACCCGCTTGTTCGTCATCTTTCTTGCCACTTGGCCGCACTCCGAATGTCTCAGATTTCGCCCATTTTATCATCCGGGCACCGGCCGGGCAACGAAAAGAACGTCCCTTGCGCCGCCTTCCTCTTCCTTTCGCGCGTAAGAGCCGGAAGGAACGTCGATCTTGACAGGGGGGAGGGGATTAGTCCCATTTATTCTTCGGATTAAGCTTCCGGCCCGGAGAGTGAATAAAGGGCCTCTGAAACATCACGCTTCCGATCACGCCAAGCTCTAAGAAGGACGCGGGTTTTGAAGCCGGTGTGTGGTGTGTGCGGGGTGTGAATAGGGTTCGAACGAAGTTGTCGTCCGGCGACAGGTTCGTTCCTTCTACGCGCGGGAGGCACTCCCCTCCACACGGCCCCAAATGCCGCGTCCTTCTTAGCATTTGGCGTGCATATATAGCGAAGGGCCGAGTTATCACGCCCATCACAATTGGATGTCCTGTTGATAACTCGGCTTAATCCTTTCCCGAATTTTGATCTATCCGGTATCGGTTCTGCCTGAAGCGTTTCGGATTACACCACATCCCGGGGGTGCGCTACAATCCCGAAATCACCCACCCGTCCAC